AGACGGCAAAACACCATTTAGTGTAGGTTGGAGACATCGTGCTACCAACACAGAAATCAAGATCCTAGGCGAATACATGCAACAATGGTGCAAACTACAAAAGTTTGACACTCGTATATTCCGTATTATTCGTAATGTATTCAAATACGGTGATGCTGTTTTTATCCGTGATCCAGAAAATCAAAAATGGTCCTATGTTGATCCAAGTAAAATTGTCAAGATCATTGTAAATGAAAGTGAAGGTCGTAAACCTGAGCAGTATATTTTAAAAGATCTAGCACCTAACTTTCAAAGTCTAGTTGCTACACAGATCACTCCTAATATTAATCCTAGAAATACCACAGGCGGTATTAGTAGCGGTGCAGGATACTTACAACCAACCGGTGCAGGCCGTGGATCTTCAAGTAACTATCCAAGCGGCAACGGCAGTCGATTTGGCACTACTGAAACAGAACATGCTATTGACGCAGAACACATTATTCATCTGTCCTTAAGTGAAGGTTTAGACAACAACTATCCATTTGGCAACAGTTTATTAGAAAATATCTTTAAAGTTTACAAGCAAAAAGAACTACTAGAAGATGCTATTCTTATCTATCGCATACAACGTGCTCCGGAACGCAGAGTATTTCACATTGATGTGGGTAACATGCCCAGTCACTTGGCCATGGCATTTGTAGAACGTGTTAAAAATGAAATACATCAGCGCCGTATTCCAAGCCAAACAGGTGGCGGACAGAACGTTATTGACTCAGCGTATAACCCATTGAGCATTAACGAAGACTATTTCTTTCCACAAACAGCAGAAGGGCGCGGAAGTAAAGTTGAAACATTGCCAGGTGGCACTAACTTAGGTGAAATTGATGACCTTAAATACTTTACGAACAAACTTTTTAGAGGTTTGCGGATTCCTAGCAGTTACTTACCTACTGGTGCAGATGACTCGCAAGCAAGTTACAACGACGGCCGAGTTGGAACAGCATACATTCAAGAACTAAGATTTAACAAGTACTGTGAACGTTTACAAGCACTAGTAGCACATGTATTTGACGAAGAATTTAAGATGTACATGTATTCACGTGGCATGAATATTGATTCAAATCTATTTGAATTGAAGTTTAATCCACCTTTAAACTTTGCAAGTACACGTCAAAGTGCATTAGATGCTGAACGCATTAACACATTCAACACCATTCAAGCAGTGCCTTTCATGAGTAAACGCTTTGCTCTTAAACGTTTCTTAGGCTTAACAGACGAAGAAGTAGCAGAAAACGAACGCATGTGGGGCGAAGAGAATGGTAAAGGTAATCCAATTACTACAGATGCCGCTGGCGAAATGCGCAGTGCTGGACTTAGTGCCGCGGGTATTGAAGGTGATCTTGGCGCCGCAGGTGATATGTCAGCACCGGAAGACATGGCGGGCGATCTAGAACCAGGAATGGAAGCACAAACTACTCCAGCAGTAGGCGGCCCGACTCCTGCACCAATCGCATAAATATATTATGATCCTTAGAGAATTATTTTATATTGACCCTGATACTAGACGCACTAGTAACGATCTGAGATATGATGCAGATCGTGATCAAACCACCATGCATAGAAATGACACACGTAAGACACGATTGTCTTTACGACAGATTAACGAACTCCGCAAAGCAAGCGAGTCACACATTTTAGAACAAGAACAAGAATTAGAATTTATACATTCAATGTATATGACACCGGCACCGGCGGCATAAATATCTTGATTTTGTTAAAATACGCCGTTTTTAGGCTATTTCAACCCCGTTTTAAAAATAATATGTAAATATTATACAGCCTTGTCATCATATCACAGGAGATTAATAATGACTGATCGTACGCAATTTGAAGCCATGCTTGAGGCATTGATCAACGAAGATCAAGAAACAGCACAAGAAATTTTCCACAATATTGTAGTAGCAAAATCACGCGAAATCTACGAAGAATTACTAGCAGAAGACTTTGAATTAGAAGAAAATGAAAATCCATTTGCTGATAAAGAAGACGAAAAAGATACTAACGAAGCAGCCGACGACGACAGCGAAGAAGATGCTGGCGACGAAGAAGGTTCAGAAGACGACGCAGAAGGTGAAGATGATGATGTAGGCGGTGATGCTACTGATGACTTCATGAGCGACGTTGACGGAGAAGAAGGTGACGAAGAAGGTTCAGAAGGTGGTGATGTTGAAGATCGCGTTATGGATCTAGAAGACGCACTAGAAGAACTAAAAGCAGAATTTGAACAGTTAATGGCCGGCGAAGAAGGCGAAGAGCACATGGGTGGTGAAGAGCCAGCAATGGGCGGCGACGAAATGGACGGTATGGATGCAATGGGTGGCGGTGAGCCAGACGAACTAGCAGCCATGATGGAATATGTTAACAAAGTTAGCCCTCCAAAGCACGGTGACAACGGTGTAAATACCAAGTCAATCGTAGCTGGTAAGAACGACATGGGCGGTACAACTGCTAACATTGCCAAGTCATTTAGCACAACAAGCGGTGGTACACAAGGTGGTTTGTTAAAGCCAACAACAAGTATTCAAGATGGCGGCAACATTAACAAGCCAGGTGCAAATGCTGGTAAGACAGCGTTTAAAAAGAAAGAGCCAGGTCACGGTGCTGAGAAGAAAGGCGCAGGCGACACAGCTCCAGACAAGAAAAGTTTAATTGGATCACGTAAGTAATCTATGTTATATCTCCGAGAGAATCTAAGCTTCAACGAAGCAAAAATGATCGTTGAATCTGATGACAAAGATGGTAAATCGTTGTACATGTCGGGTATCTGCATCCAAGGCGGAATCCGTAATGCAAATCAACGTGTCTATCCTGTGAATGAGATTGGCAAGGCTGTCAAAACCCTGAACGATCAGATTCAAAATGGTTATAGCGTCCTCGGAGAAGTAGATCATCCAGATGACTTGAAAATTAACTTGGATCGTGTTAGCCACATGATAACAAATATGTGGATGGACGGTCCAAACGGTTATGGTAAGTTGAAAATTTTACCTACACCAATGGGACAACTGATTCGCACCATGCTTGAAAGTGGTGTGAAGTTAGGCGTTAGTAGTCGCGGATCCGGTAACGTCAAAGAAGACGGATCCGGTGAAGTATCGGATTTTGAGATTATCACAGTAGATATGGTAGCTCAACCTAGTGCTCCGGGAGCATACCCAACACCAATTTATGAACACCTGATGAATAGTCGCGGTGGTTTTAATGCCTTACGCATAGCGCAAGAGGTAAAAGGTGACCCGAAGGCACAGAAATATCTCAAAGAGAGCCTATTAGCAATAATCGGCAAACTCCAATAATAAGGAGAATCACATGTTGGATGCACTAAAACAATTATTCGAGAACAATGTGATTTCTGAAGAGATCCAAGAGTCAATTGAACAAGCATGGGAAGCACGAATCGTAGAGAATCGTGAACAAGTGGCTATTCAATTACGCGAAGAATTTGCTCAGAAGTATGAGCACGACAAGCAAACTATGATTGAAGCAGTTGATCGCATGATCACTGATCAATTAGCAGGTGAGCTTGTTGAATTTGCTGACGATCGCAAGCAATTAGCTGAAATGAAAGTCAAGTATGCTAAGAAGATGAAGAAAGATGCTGAAGTAATGAAGGAATTCGTTACACGTCAGTTGGCTTCTGAAGTTTCTGAGTTACATGAAGATCAAATGGTTATGGCTAGCAAGTTTGGTAAATTAGAACAATTCGTAGTAGAAGCTCTAGCTCAAGAAATTACAGAGTTTTACAAGGACAAGCAGGACTTAGCTGAAACTAAAGTTCGTCTAGTTCGTGAAGGAAAAGAACAACTTAAGAAAGTTAAGCAAGAGTTCGTACAACGTGCGGCATCAATGGTTGATAAAGTTGTTAACGAGAGCCTACGCTCAGAGTTGACAAGTTTGAAAGAAGACATTGACGCGGCTCGTCGCAACGACTTTGGTCGTAAGTTATTTGAAGCGTTTGCTTCAGAGTACCAGACTAGCTACCTTTCTGAGAAATCAGAAACTGCAAAATTACTCAAAGTCATAGACATGAAAGAGTTAGCAATTTTGGAAGCTGAACAAGCTGCCAAAGATGCAACAGCTTTATTAGAAAGTAAACAAGCAGAAATTGCGTCTTTGAAAGAAGCGCAACAAAGAAAAGCAATCATGACAGAATTACTTGCTCCGCTAAACACAGAGCAGAAAGAAATCATGGGTGAGTTAATGGAGAGTGTGAGAACAGCAAGACTTGTAGAAAGTTTTGACAAGTATCTACCGTCAGTATTGAATGGTAAAGCTCCGCAGAAGAAACAGGCACTAGTAGAGGCTAAAGAAGTAACCGGAAATAAGATTTCCAACACCAAACATAGCGGTGAGAGCGATAACAACATTGTTGATATTCGTCGCCTTGCTGGACTAAAATTTTAAGGAGAAATTTAAATGTCAGAACTATTAAACGGACGTTGGGCAGAAACTAAGGAAGCCCTATTAGAAGGCTTACAAGGCACAAAAAAATCAGTAATGGGTGTAACCCTTGAGAATACTCGCAAGTATTTGATGGAAAGTCCAACAGCTGGTGCCACTTCTGCTGGTAACGTTGCAACACTAAATCGCGTGATTCTTCCAGTAATCCGCCGCGTTATGCCTACCGTTATTGCTAACGAGTTAGTAGGTGTACAACCAATGACTGGTCCAGTAGGTCAAATCCATACTCTACGTGTTCGTTATGCAGATAACAGCAGTGGCGCTGGAGTTGTAGCTGGTGAAGAGGCATTAAGCCCATTCAAGATTGCAGAAGCTTACTCAGGTAATGAGAACGGTGGAAACGCTAAGGCAGCTAGTACAGCTACTTTAGAAGGTGCCGCTGGTAAGCGTATGTCAATTCAAATCTTGAAACAAACAGTTGAAGCTAAAACTCGTAAGTTGTCTGCACGTTGGACATTTGAGGCTGCTCAAGATGCACAAGCCCAACAAGGTATTGACATCGAAGCAGAAGTTATGGCTGCT